ATATCCACCTCAATCGATGAACGGTTCAAAACAGTCTCCTGAAAGCCTGTTTTCGTTATCTTTACCGTCACACCAGTTGAATCTACATTATAAGAAGCTAAATCAGTTTTTCCGGAAAAATAACCTTCATATTGAAACGTGCCGTTAACCTGCAAATATATGTGGACTTTTATCTCATAATCAATGTCATGCGCCTCATAAGCGGAGACTATCAACGCTTTGCCGTCTTTTACAAAAGTTAATTCTTTTGTTGAAATAGATATTAAAACGCCCTTCCATTCTTTGTCGCGTTTTAAAGTGTATTCCATTTTATCCCAACCTTTCGGAGCGTACTTCAATTCTTTGATGGTATCAACGGTTTGCAATACAAATTTAAAACGCTTTGGCGTTAAACTGTTTCCGGCTGCTGCAATAGTACTTTGTGCTGTCAATTTATACCGTATTTGTTATAATAATAATTTTCCTTTTTTAAACGTGTTCTTTTTGCAATTAGATTTCCCGTGTCAGAGATTATCGTTTGCGGCATATTTTCAATTGCTTTTCTTGTTTGTTGTAATTCATTCACGATTCGCGTGTCTGTCATTGAATTTCCTTTGAACCCTTCGTATTTTGTTTGTGAAATAATCCTTTCAGTATCTTTATTTTTGTGGATTGTCGCTCCCTTGAATTCGTTCCCTTCGAAATATGTAGGTTCATCTACCATCAATAATTTACCAGAATTCAATTCCATTAATTCGCGACCTCTTTCACCCGCTATATATTTGTCTGGAGTGTTAGCTGCGCCTTCTGCGAATTCAGGAATTTTTGTTGCAATTACTACGCCCGCCTGTGCTGCACCCAACCCAGCCGCCGCTGCGATCCCAAATATTCCCGCTGGTGATGGTGGGGGTCCAAACATCTCTATTGCTTTCAGTATCCCCTGTGTGGTGCTTATTGCTATGTTAAATAATGCTTGTGTTTTTTCTTGTTTTGCTAATTTTGTTCTTATTTCTTTTTCCTTCTCTGCATTACCTTCGGCAGCTTGTAATTCTTGATTTAATTTATTTCTTCTAAAATTAAACCCTAAATTAATAATTTCTACAGCAGCGGCAGCGGCTTGTTTTTTTGCTTCTTTAACATCATCCTCCGATTTTATCCGCACCAGTCTTTCTTCCTCTATACGTTCTAAGATTACACTAGTATCAGCTTCCTCTTCATCCTCAAAATCCAAATTACTTAGAATATCCCTTGTTTCTTCGAAGATCCCTTTTGTCCTTTCTATTAATTTATCGAATTTATCTTCAAAATTTTTCGCAAGTTTATCAAAGAAATCACTGCTTGAAACTAAAAGCTTATTGTCTAAATCTGTATAAAGTATTTCTAATTTATCAACATAATCTTGTTGTATTTTTAACCGTTTATCAGTTTTTTCCTGTTCACTCGTTAACATTGCCAACCCTGCAAGGTTTTCTGCCCTCAAAATTGCAGCCAATCTATCAGCAACATTTTTTTCTATTATTGCCGTATAGCGTTCATTGCTATCAATTAAAATTTTATTTTTTTTTAATATAGTATCTATCTCATCCCTTGAAGCCGTAGTTATTGCCTTTGATAAATTTTCTACCCTAGTATCATCAACCGTTGGCATAAAATCACCTTTAAGTCCTAAAAGTAAATTGTCTAAACGCTGTCTTTCTTTTCCTAAATTTTGTAAATCTAAATTAACGGCTGCAATTTCTTTCGGATTTAATTTCTGCCATTGACCAAAATCATCCATAACACCCCTAGATAATTTTATGTTTAATCCAGCTACTGCAACATCCAATTTTTTTAATGCTTTTTCTTGATCCTTTATTGCATCAACATTCTTCAGTTTTAACATTTCCTTTTGCGCTTCAACGAATTGTATTGCCTTATCAGCTGAAATACTTATTACATCTCCATATTCATTAATTTCGGTAATTGCACCGGGTGTAATATCCGCAATTTCTCCGATTACAATTTTTAATCTATCTTGTTCTTCTACGGACAATTCCGTTTTCCCCGTTAAAGTTTCATATTCATCTACCAATGGAACTAAACCCGATTGTAATCCTTGTACTGCTATTAATTGTTCATTAAACTTTTCAGTAGATGTTGTTAAACTACCACTCATAAAATTAAACAACACTGTCAATCCATCAAAAAATGAACTTAAAAAACCTTCGCTACTTCTAAATTGCAATATTAATTTTTCCCACGCGCTCCCAGTTCCTTTCATTGACCCGTCTAAAGTTGCCATTTGAATTTTTGCCACACGTTCAGCAGTACCTCCGGCTTTACCTAATTCAATTTCTAAATTTTTTGTTTTATCCGAATTGTTCGCTAAAGCCAAACCTACTATTGCCGCCCTTGCACCAAATAAATCGAATGATGTTTTTAGTTTATTTGTCGAACCTTTAATTTTATTTAAAGCATCATCTAATGTTATTCCCTTATTTGCAAGGGATATGTAAATTTTTCTTAACGATGTCCCAGCTGTTGATCCGTCCAAAGTTGCATCAATAGCAGTACCCAAATGTGCAGAGGTTTTGGCTAATGAAAACCCAAGTGCATCAGCCGCCCCCGCCACTTTTGGAAGAGCATTTTCTAAACTTCCAAAACTTAACGAACTTTTTTGTGTTGCAAGTGTTAACGTATCTATAATTTCCCCAGCATCCGAAGTCCCTAGACTACTATAAGCTTTTACAACCGCCCCCACTAATGTGGCAGTTTCATCAAGACCCGCATTTAATGCAATTGACCCAACTATAGTAGCTTCTGTAAGGTCACTAATTTCAGCCATTGTAAAACCTAAACGGGCATAAGAAACCTGTAATTTGTTTACCTCGCTGGCAGTTACCGGATAAGTAGCCCCTAAACTTATTGACTGGTCTGTTAATTGTTTTGTTTCTTTTCGAGTAACTCCTAAAACACCGGCTAATACAGCACTTTGTTTAGTGAATTCACGAATAGTATTGAATGCGCCTTTTAAAACATTGACAAAAAGGAATATCACACTTGTTAATCCTAAAGCCCCGGCAAATTGTGTAGCCAAACCCTTGACTTTTGAACCCAGCCCACTGAATGCGCTCCCGTAATTACCAATATTCCTTCTCTGTTTATTCATCGCGCTCGATTGAGCGGTTATTTTTTTATTTGTTTTATCGATCGCGGAAGTTAATAAAGCTGCCTTTTTTGCCCCTTCCGCTGTCTTTTGATTTAATCCACTTAATCTTTTTTCGAGGATTACTACCACAACAGAGAGTTGAGCAGTGCTCCCTTTTTCCGCTGCCTGTGCTTTCGCCAGTAATTTTGAATTCTGAATTATTTTCGCTCTTTCAACTATTTGTTTTTGATAACTTACTGTTAATTTTTTAGCGGCTTCACTCGCTTTTAAAGTGGCGGCAGTAGCTTTTTTCTCCTCTGCTATTTTTAATTTTAACGCTTCCGCAATTGCTTTTTCCGATGCAATTAATTTTTTTTCCGCATCTGTTAATACTTTGCTCGTACCTTCGACTTTCTTATGTGCTTCTGCCAATTGTGCAAAAGTGATATTATTATTTGCCAAAGATTTAGAAAGCGTATCAATATCAGTATTTAATTTTAATACGGTATCGTCAACCTGAACTAAAACTTTGTCAACTGCAACTATTGACTTTGGTTCATTTGCGTTAAATATTTGATTTACTTCACTCGCCATCTTCTTGAATTATTTGATTGTTGTATTCTTGTTGCCCATCGCAAATTGTTAGGTTCATAATTACCCTCATTATTAATCTTTCTCATGATTTTTTTATACAGATATATCCAAATTTGATTAATTTCTGCCATTTACAGCTTTTTCTTTTGTGCTTTTTTCCATCGCATTATTGCGAAAATCAATGAATTCTAAAACGGTTAATTTTACATTTACAGTCTGGTTTAAATACTCTAAAATGGGAATAACAACACTCATTAAATAAACATTCTCAGACGTTTCCTTTTGTTGTTTACGCATCATTTCATTGTATTTGTCAACTTTGTACTGTAAAAACTCATTGACTTTTCCAAGATCATCTAAACATTCAATTTCAATTTGTGTTAATTCTTTTATTTTTTCAATGTAAATCCCCAGGTTACCGGGTTTAAATTTTAGTTTCCTTTTTATCCTTCGTGTTTGGTTTTCTGTCAATACTGTTAATCGAGTCCCATAATCTAAAATTGTCGTTATCCCTAAAAACGCATTGCGGATTCCATTTATAAGGTTATGGCTTTGCAACTGCCAGCGCAGAGCTTCTTTTTTCATTTCTTCCTTACCTCCGAAAGTCGCGTTTAACTTTCCTGCTAATATTTTTAATTCTTTGGCGATTCCTTTGGTGAAATATTTCACTGGAAAAGGATTATACCACTCTTTATACTGACTTATAAAACCTGTCTTTTCCATGATATTATAATCATGGATATTAATCTTCCAATATGGTTTTATCCAATTCATCTCAATACTAATGATTCATATTTACGTTTAAATGCTAATCCTGTCAATTGCTTCGCTCTTGACTTATTGAATATTCCAAATAATTTTTTCCCGTAATTTGTTACCAAATGCTTTGTTTTGCTCCAAAAGCTATCAATAAAAAATGTATTGTTATTCTCATTCACTTCAATAAACATTTCACCTTGAAAAGTACCATCTACAAATAAGTTGGGTTTGCTTTTCCTTGTTCGTTTTGCATAGGCTTTACTTAAATATTCGCTTCCGGTTTTTGCATGTATTAACGGTTTGTTTTCAGAATCTGCCGAACCTAACATTTGACGTTTATTTAAATCAACTAATTCCCTTTCCACCGATTCAATGGACATTGCAATATGAACGTTCATATTTGCCACAAACTGATTCGATTTTACCCGTATATCATGCAACCTTCCCACTTAACAACTGTTTTAATGTTTCGAAACTGTTCACTTTTCCACGCTTAACCCTGTTTGCGCTCCTTACAATCCTTTTTAATGCCCGTGGAAATTCATATTTAACCAAATCTTTCCCCTCACTTTTTAAAATATCTTCCAATTGTCCAAGTGTTAACCGGCTTTTTAAACAGGAATTCAAACAATCTATCCTGATTTGCCCGGTAAATACACTATCCAATTTCCACAATTCAAAAACAATATCTTCGATACGTTTCAATTGTAACCTAATACCAGGAGGCAATCTCATTAAATATTCAAAACGTTTCGAAACTAAATCCTTTTCAATCCTTGCAGTAATTTTATCCATATTTTTAGTTTTAAAAAAGGAGGCTATATTCACCTCCCTTTAATTTTACTCAGGTGATTTTTTACCCTTTGATTTCTTTTCCTTTGGTTTGTCAACCGATGGTAATTCCCCACCCAACATTTTATAAACATCTTCTGCCGGTTCATCAAGGAAGCGCGCCAATACCTTTATATAATATTTTTTAAAAGTACTAAATGGCATCTTTCCCACTTCGTCCGGTATTGATATACCTTTAATATTATGCGACATATTCTTGTATTGTTAAAGCCTGGCTTAAATAGGTCATCGTAGTGGCTACTTTCGAAGCCTGTACAACGTTATCGCCCGTTGGTGTAGTCTCCCCAAAAACAAGGTTAATAGTGTATTGCCCAAGCGCGGCACTAGCAAAATCGACTACCGTCAACACGACACCGACATCCAGTTCAGAACTTAATACATCCCACTCATTGGCTGTTGTAAGTCCCGCGTAAGGGATTGTCGTGTTTCGCAAATATGCCTGCATAACAACATCTCCGTTACTAGCCATTAACGTTTTAACAGAAATATCAATTCCTACAGGGTTGATGTCTCCCAAAGCTTCGGCAACCCCATAAGAAGTTGTTAATTTTTCCATATTTTCGCCCCACTCATTCATATCTTCAAAAACAACGTGGAAATTAAAAGCTTTGATTTTATCAGCACCCAATGGTGGCAATTGCTTATTCAAATAGAATTTCCCCCTGAAACCTGTAAAATTAACCGCGCTTTTGTTAGTATTCCACAAATCGCCATTTTTATCAAACAGTCCAACTTCCATGGATACGCCTTCCCATGCAAAATAGTTTCGATAATCAGCCCAACTCATGTTCGCCGATACCTCTAAAACAATGGCAGAACGATTAGTTAAAAAATCATAACCTACATCAGAAGTAGTATATTCGTTTTCTCCCCCTCCAGGTGTCGCCCCGGTTGTAGCATCAATAATAAACCCTTCAATTGCGGCGATTGTCGCGGGTGCTATCATTAATTTTAACCCCGTTAAATCGGAGTTTAATTTTGCGTTTACTTTAGTCAAATCTGCATGTCCCTTTTTAAGGAACATTAAGCCGATTATGGATTCTGGCAATTCTTTACATGCCCCCGCTCCTCCAAAATATTGTATTTCACAACTCATCTAACAATTATTTTTAATTAATAAATTATTTATCTTTATTCCAATAGCATCCAAAGGATCTACTAAAACCTGCTCGTTTGAACTCCCCCAATAGGGAAACAGCCTTACTTGTGGTTGAAATCCTTGGATACCAAAACTATCTACATATTCAGAAAATTGAATCTTTTCTTTTAACAGTTCATAAATCGGGAATAATACAGTAGTATAAACCTGTTCGAACCTGTCCGATGTGTACCATTCCTTTTTAGTTTCATCAACTATCCAACAATTGAAAAATACTTCGTATTGACGGCTGTTAATATCCGTCTCCACATAATCACCATCTATCCCTAAAATTATCAAAGGATAACGAGCAATTAATTTCTTTTCGATTATCTCATTCTTAATTGCCAATGATTGACCGAAAAGATAATAAGGAGTAAGATTCTCAACATCGTAATCAGCGCGTACATTTGCAACAATGTCGCCAAACACGTCTGGAAATATTCTTTTATTCGCTACTGTCATATTCCAAAAATATTAACTTCGCCCGGTCTCCCTATATTCTCAAATGTCCATTCTGGATACGTCTCAATATTTTCCTGCATGAAATTAAAACAACTAGGTTGAATTTTCGGTTGCCCGATATATCCATATAATTGTAATAATTCCCTCCATGAGAATATAGCTTTTCCATTAAAACCAACATTAATAGCATCTTCGACTTTGGGAATAATCCCGCCGGACGGTGTTATGTTGGTTTCATTTTCGCGGCAATACCAATAAAAAACCCAATAAGCGATTAAAGATTTTAATTCTGTATTAACTAATCCATTCCATTTTATAGTAACGTCGCCCGATGTTGGCATATAAACACCTGTTAAATCAGTAACTAAGTATTCTTTACCTTCCACAATGTCTTTTATCCTTTGTGGAGAAGTTGAAATATTGTAATCAATTACCAAATTTCCCAATGTATAGCCAAACAGTTTATAAAGTATTTGATTTTCATATCTGGTAATATAACCAGACAATAGATCGTACTTATTCGGTGGTAACGCTATTGGTCCTATAAAATAAGATGTACTAATTATACTCATTTCAATTCTTTTAACCTTTTATTGAAAGCTGCTTTAACTACCTGTCTTGTGTCAGTTTCGTATTCTTTCAAATCCTTAACAGTTTCACATTCTGTAATTAATTCAGCTGTTTGTTTTGCGTTAATAGGTTTCTCTTTCCAAGCATCGGGCGTGTCTTCAATCTTTTCAGCAATTCCGATTTTTATGAAAACTTCTGCAAGTTTACCTTTTACGATCGACCCGTTGCCTTTTACTTTCGCTTTTAAACTTGATATTTTTTCCATGTTAATAAATCCTAAATACTTTTGCAGCCGTTCCACTGACAAAATAAAATCTAAACAAGCCAACTGTGTTGGCAGTCGATACTGTCAAAGCGTCCCCCCCTGTTATAGCTGGAGTATTTACTGAAATACTACCGTCCAATGTCAGTGTAATCGTACTTGAACCTGCACTATTATCAATTATTAAATCAAAAGTAGTTCCGCGTCCCCCGTTTGGGATAAGTGCCATTATTGCCGTAGCTGTAGGAGTGGTCAATGCAGTCGCTGCGCCTGATGTCGAAGTAATAACACCGCCCAACATTTGAGCCGCCGTTATTGCATCCGTTGAATTTATCGCATTTGGCGAAGGTGTTTGAATGATAAAATTACCATTTGATATAATATTTTTATCAAGTGAATTGTCAAATGTTTCACCGTTAACAAACCTCACATCAGCAGTCCTATATTCAACTGCATCATAAATACCAATTGCAGCACTATATAAATCTAAACCGTAACCAAATCCACTCGTAGGGGTTGAGTTGAGATTCCTGACTGCATAAGCTGCTCCGGCTTGTGTAACCTGGGTATCACCATCAATTAAGGCAACAAAAGCACCATCGGCAGTTGTTGTATTATCTGCAATCCACGCCAAAACCCCAGCCTTTGGATATACACTCGCATTAGTTCCGGTAATCCCATATAACCCGGTCAGGGCAGATTCATAAGCATCGGTTGCGGCTAAGTTTGCACCTTCAATTTTAGAATAAACAGTCATCCCATAAGCCGGTGCAGAAGCGTCACCAAAATCAGCACTTAATGTTTCTGAAAGATAAACCGGCAATGCAGAGACATCTGTTGATGTTGCGTGTGTAACAGTTAACCTGTCATTCATTCCAATCGTTCCTATTCCTGACATGTTGCCTGTTGCGTCAATATCCCAATCACTGGAATTCACTGCAACCGTTTCAGTTCCCGCGCCAATTGTTAACGCGGTTGTACCTGTCAAAGCCTGAGAAGTCCCCAAGTCAACACCCGCTGAACTTGATACTTTTCCAGAAGATATAGTTCCCATTCCTGTCTGTACGCCAGTCGCACTTATCCCCCAATCACTAGAAGTAACTGCGGTTGTACTTCCACTATCTCCAAGGGTTAACGCCCCCGTGCCACCAGCCACCAAAGTCAAAGCCGCGTTGGCATCGTCATCAGCACTAGTGATAGTCACCGTTCCCGATGTTGCCCGCGAAACTGTTAACGTTCCACTATTAGCAGGAATATCGAAAGCATTCGACGTTTTAACCTCAAATTCATCAATTAACGTCTGTTGTGTTGCCCCGCTCGCGACAAATTCAACTTTTAAATAATTATAATTTATTGGTGTGGTTGATGTAATGTCCCCATCATCCGAGTCACTTGTCCAAGTAATCGCGCTACCAATTGCTACCCATGAACCAGCGGATGTGACTTTACCGTAGGCAGTAATCACTACCGACGGCGTGCCACTTATATCTTCCAACCCAACTGTGAATGTTTGATTTTGAGCATACCTCTGCCGATTTATAATCGTAAAAGTTGTTGTTTCACTTGTATTCGTAGTATCACTGGCATTTAATGAAACATCTCTTGATAATTCAGTCATCCCATATTTTATGATTAAATTATCTCGATCCGCTGCCATACTAATTACCGCTGCGGTAATTAGTATGATCATTAATATAATTAACCTTTTCATTATACAGCAGTTATTGAATCTAAATCTGTAGCAACATCATCAGAAAATATAATAGCACCCGGTTTTGAAACTCCAAATGCAGCTCTCATCACATAAAGTATAGTTCGAAATCGTTTTGAAAAATCATCTGCATCAGTACCGATTTCAAATTGTATATCTTCTAAAATACCAATTTCAGCAGCTTGATCCCATAATACAGTTGCATAATTGACATTTTGTTTTTTTGTCAATTTGACATTCAACCCCCAAATCGAAACTACTTGCCCCATTGAATTAAACACTATATTACGATCACTAAGTGAATTTCCTAATGCGTCTTTTTCATGCCGCAACCCGTTTAAAAGAGCAGGGTTTAAAACAACACTATTGACATCCTGATTTAACAATTCAGCCTGTAAAACCATTTTACCAATCAAATTGATAATAGTGGCATTTGCAACTTTATCACCTAGAGAAGCATCATAAGAAAATGCAACGTAATTACCTGCATAATATAAACCCCATGCTGTTGCTGAATTGTCCCCTGTTGTTGAAAATACAGCATCATCCAGAGCACCTAAAATTGAATCCGGTACAATTCGATTCAATTTACTTTCAAGCCTTGGAACGTCTTTAAGCATATTTTTATGAACACGAATTAAAGCAGAATAATCAAGTACTTTATACTCGATAGACTTTAATTTTAAAGATGATTGACCTGGAGCAGCACCCTCAACTGTAACATCTGCACCATCAACATAGGAATAATCAACCATAACTCCCATGTACTCACCACTAATTGGATCTGTAGGGAAAATTACGTTTACATGCTGGTCTTTATTTATGTTAATCTGCACCTCCTGCATCGCATAATCGGTCAAAGCTCCAATTGATGTCCCTGGCGTAGACCCCGGCAACTGAGTTAAAGCAGTTGTCATATCAATAGCAGTCTTTGTTTGAATCTTAATATCGTTACGCTCCCACCCTTTAATTATTGTGGTTTTTTTCCCGGTAATTTGATCAATAACAACTTCGTCAATTAATCCATCACGTTCAAGTGATTTACGAAAAATAGTTCCAAATCCAAATTTTTCATTAACTTTAGATTTCGGGTTTTCGCCTAATGCTTTTAATTTAGAACCTTGATCCTGCATTGACTTTTTCACTTTCCCCAATTCATCACTCAATTCTTTAAGTTGTAAATTAGTAAAATCCTTAGCATTTTTCTCCAATTTATCCAGTTCAACATCAACTTCACCCTTAGTCATTTTACCTTCGGCTGCTTTTATCGCGATGTCCTTAAACTCGTCTTTGAATTTTGTTACCGCGTTTATTGCTTCGGAATTTACTTTTTCCAGCAATTCCTTTTGCTCTTTCTCTTCCATTTTTATGATAATTTAATGTTCTTAATTAAAAATTTCCACATCTCTTTTTGAGTGCCTTGTTTTAACGGCTCAACTATTTTGGCATGAGTGCCTTGTTTTGGCGGCTCAACTATTTTGGCATGAGTGCCTTGTTTTGGCGGCTCACTTTTATTATTTTCTAAAGTTGGTGTAACAAAATTGCTACCTAAAGGGACGGCACTCCCTTCAATCGCTTTAGCTTCCAGGACATACCAGAAGTAACCTTTGTCATCAACTGCTTTTTTATTGGCAATCTCTGGATAATATTTTTCCCATGCAATAAATTCATTTGGGTAATCTTCATCGTTTATTGCCATATCATATTTTACATATCGCATACCAACGGAATGATTTTTTACCCAACCATTGGCATATTGTTCGAACATCTTTTTATTGCGCTTTTTCTCAATTATAGATTCAAAAACTAATGCTTGAGTTTTGCCTTCAAAATCAAATCCCAATTCATTCCATGTATAATCTTTTACGTAAGCTTTTAAATTTTTACCCTCTGAAATAATATGAGAAAATTCCATCTTATGCTCCTGAAGGTGCATAAGCATTTTATTCTCTTTTAAACTTTTATTCCAAAGTCCACGGATATGAACATCAAAATGAGAATCTATTAAATTCGTGGTGTTGATGATAACAATGACTTTTAATTCATCCAAAAATGAAACATCAATAGGTTCGTTTGCTTTTTCAGTATCTTTTTTCAACATTGAAATAGTTGGCGCGAATGAAATACAATCAGCAATCTTTAAATTTGCTTTTTTTTGTGCAATCAAACTATCCTTATTTTTAAATAAAAATTCAAATAATTCCTTTTTAGTTTCAAACTTTTCGCCGCTGTATGTTTCCATAACTTTACTTTTTAATCAGTTCCCTATTGTCGAATTGCTTTTGTTTCAATTTACTTAGCCTCTTAATTTCCTTCTTCGTTGGTTTCCTTTCCATTTCTTTCGCTTTTTAATTTATCCCCGTCGCTAATTATAGGCAAATCTATTAATTCTAAATATTGGTTTTGTGTAATTATATCGTTTTCGTAAGCATCTTTTGCAGTCCGTCCTTTTAAATTCAATGCAATGGCCTTTTCTTTGAAAGCATCCTGCATAGCAGGGACGTGATCCCATGTGGTTTTAATCTCAAAACCATAATCAAAAGTGTTTAACCTGTAACTCCAGTAAGAATCTTCGTCTTCGACCATCGGGATAACAGTGTCCTGGTAAAATCTTCTTACTGATTGGATTTGATTTTCATAAGTTGCCCCGGCGATGTATGTCTTAATTAGTTCCGGGGGTATTCCAAATTCATTAGAAATCAACATTGCATTATTTGAAAACTCTTTATAAATTCCAATTTCTTCCGAATTCATTGTAGTTTTGAAATAATCTAACGGTACCGGAGACAATAAAAAAGGGTTTTGTCCGCTCAATAATCCATAATCACGCTTAAATACACTATCAATATTCTTTTTCTCATCAGGACTTAATGACACTGTTCCGCCATCGCCACCCATTTTTTTAACTGAAATAATTCCCCCCGCTGCTCCACGGTGCGACAAAATTGTATTCATCGCTTCGAATGCTTTTTGTGTGTTTGTGATTGGATATTTTAAAACTTCTAATTTCGAAATACCCATTACAGTAGCCATTTCACTGGAAATGTTTACCTCATTAAAATGAAGTATTTCTTCCGGTGAAAAATATTTGATCGGATCAAAATTATTTAAAGCGTACCTGCTGATTATCCCTGATATTTCTGTCTGGTCAAATATTTTTCCTGTTTGTTCAACATTAACAAATTGACTAGGTAAATTTACCAGTGTATTGATATTCAATAAATCGATTTTAGAGTTAAACCCGATTGGCATGTTTGCATAAACATAACGATTACCAAATGTTTTTAAATAGAATGTACCTTGGAATGCAAATTCCTTGGCTGATTGTAAGGGGTTTGGACGTTGTACAAGTAATTTGTAAGCTTGTTTTATTGCGGGGTTATTTTCTGTCCAGGGAATTATTTCGCCTGAGTTTATATCAACTGCAATTTTCTTTCCGTTACTTGATGCTGTTGCTAATAAGTTGATTGCACCTTTTACAATCGGGTTAAACCTTACGGCATCTTCAAAATCCTGTGGTTTTGATAATGAAATCCAACGGGGTTTGCCAATGTTGTAATCGTAATTTTTGAGTAAAGATTGACTAGAATTGAATTGAGAATGCAAACGGTTTTCACGTCCTATTCTCCAGTCATTTATTAACGATGAAAAGATATTTGACATTAAAAATGTACAATTATTTTACACAAAGATAAAACAATTTCTGTAAATGTCAAATATTTTTACAGATGTATGATTTTTTTACGTTTAATATTAGTTCACATGACATACCTTTTATAACTACTATTCTAAATTTTTAGTTTTAATTCATCTCAAAGATAAACTAAACAAACAACAAACACAACAAAAAGAATGTAATTTTACCGGATTGAGACAACATTACTTAAACATTCCAAAATGCGCCTCCAAATGCGCTGCACCACCTGCCAAAGAATCAGGAGCATCATCTTCCTTTTTTGAAGTCTTCAATAACCTATAAACTTGGTTCATAAATTTTTCAGTTGTAGGGTTTGGGTTCTCAGGGAAACGAAAAAAATATTTAATAATCCCTGCCATGCTTAATATACGCGCCATTTTATTGCCCTTAGACCATTGTCCGTATATCTCGATACCAGGCAAAAGTTTCGTTATGCGCCGTTTAAAATAAGCCCCGGCTGAGTTTGTTTCACATACTATCTTTCTAATTGATTGCTCTTTTGTTTTGCTCAATATTTGGCTTTCTTGAATAGTTAAATTTTCCTGATCAAATATTGCGTCAAACAAATAAATATAAGGTTCAACCACTTGTAACAATGGCATAGCAAAATAATCCGCACCCTCATCGGCTGTATCGATGACCGCAAATGTCCAACCTTGCATTACTGTTTTGCCGTCAATTATTTCAGTAGGGATATTTTTATAAGTCTTTAGCGAGGACATCGGAAATGCTTTATTTTCGTTGTCGCTAATTGCCTCGCACATATAATTAGCGTAAAAAATCATTCTGGTTTGTGAATCTACCAACATTCTTTTTTTAAGCTTCTCAAAAGCTTCGCGCCCCATCAATTCATCGCATAGCATTTTATCAGTTTCAGCGTTATAGATCGGCATGGAAAGGATATACCACTCCTCCCCCTCGGTTTCTTCCAATATAGCCTGTGGATCGCGTTCACCCCACAAAGTAGCACAAAATATTTCTTTTACTTCCCCAGCTTCTGCACTGTTGCGACTGGAAAATGTACCTGAAAACCATCGCCAAATCTTTTCTAGTGCTACTTCGCTCATTGCCTGTTCAGCATCCTTGACAATGTCGTCAACTATCCGAAGGGTTGCACCTTTCCCCGTAACTCCTCCGGTTACGCCAACACCCAAATAATTAAAATGTTCTCCTTCCAAAGCCCACTTCTGAACTGCTTTATCGCCGTGTTTCAGTTTTGTTTCTGGAAAAATATCGGAATAAACTATTTGACTAGGTAGATTTTTAACTTCCATAATCCCGTCCCTGGTGTACCTTGAAAAATCTGTTGCCTGTGAATCCGAACGCGACGCAGTTATAATTCTTTCTTGACGGTTCAATCCAAGTACCCATTTTGTAAAATTTACCAGTGTGCGGCTCTTGCCGTGCTGTGGTGGGATTCTGGTAATTAATTTTGTATAGTAACTCCCGTCTGGTTTTAATAGTTTGTTATTATAAAATTTGTCTAAGGTGTCGCAAAGGACTTTTAAATGTGGTTTTTTATCGTTGTAAAAGTCCGGTTCTAGGGTGCTGCAAAATTCCCAAAAATTATGTTTCGATAATTCAATATTTAATTCCCTGTCAAAATTCATTCTGGTTTTTTGCCATACTTTAATTGATAAAGCTCTTCAAAGGTTTTACCCTCCAAACCAGTGCTTTGCGTTAATGAGCCGTCTGGATTTGTTATCCCTAACGATTGAAACGCCCGACCGTCAAACATTTCCTGAATTAATTTGATAGCCTGGAAAGCGTTAGAATTATTACCCATTGCCATTGATTGAAGCTTCAAAGCCATTGCCGTTTGAGTGGAAATTTTAAAAATATAAAACTCTTTGCCGTCTTTTTCTGCCATTTTCAAAAACTGCTCTTTCGGTATTGGAAGCTCACCATCTTTCAAAAGGATTTCTTTGAGCTGGTTTTTAATTGAGACAGGTTGACCTTTACGGTTAATATTCTCAGGATGTTTATCCAATCCTGCTGTATTTATTTTATCCCCAAAATTCTCTTTCATATTGAGTTGTTTTTGAGTTGTAAACTATGTTTTTAGTTTGAACCATTGGATGTTTATTTGTGTTGCTATTTTAAATTTCAGATTTAAACAACCACCTGCCACATACTGAGCATTTATATTGGTTTTTTCCTTTTTTAATTTTCTTTTCAACCCATTCTATCCGTGCCTGGTAGCTTAAATCTTTTACTTTATGCGATTTGCAAATTTTCACAACATCCCGGCAATATTCATTTTTTAAATCTTCTGTAATTGGCTGATCTTCTAAATCTGATTCTAATTGTTTACAAAAATCGATACCATAATTAACAGATAATATTAATGCTTCTGTTATATCAGTTACCTCTTTTTCATGGGTCAACTGTATTTCCAAACGTTCAAATCCACGGGTAATTTTTTCACTAATATTACCTCTTCTGCGAAATCTTATTCCATGGGATCCAAGAAATTCGATTATCGTTTCATCTAATATACTTTCATCAGTACAATTCACTTTAAAATACAATAACCGCAAATCTGTTTCGTCCATTACTTCATAAAGTAAATACGTTATTTTAAACAGATTATACGCCAATGGACATTCTTTTTTAATTTGATTCCAATTTTTCATTTTTGTAGTTTTAGTTATTTTTCATTTCAAAAGTAATTATTAAAATAGATTATTTCCACCACTGCCAGAACAATCACTGCAATGGCAATTATATATACCCTGTTAATCTTTCTTTTCATTTTGTCGTGTGTTTGCACAATAATTAAAAAACAATATCAAAAAAACTGCAAAAATATAAATCAAAACAATTATTAAAATTTTCATATCGTTTAATTTAAGCAGTGAACTACCCACACACGGCAGAGCCGATGTGATGGGCTTCGGGTTTCACAGGATATGCACTATTGCTAATGTCTAATTTCTCCTCCACCT